AGATTCATTCTTCTGGCTATCGCAGTTATTTCATCAAATAGATAGGAAGATTCCAAGTGAAGTTGCCCCGCATTCCACCCTTTGAATTCTGGTAACAATTTCTTGATTGCATCACTATCCATTATCAATGTATGCCTTGGGTCTACAGGCCCATTGCCCCCAGAGAACCAAGATTTACCGGAACCCCCGCGCCCACCTAAAACAGTATATGTTGGGATTTCATCCGCAGCGGTCTTGGCTTTGTGTAATCCATTACTCAGTATATTGGAACGGTTTAAAGCTAAGGTTTCTTCATCGAAACCAAGAATAACCTTTCTTACAATCTTCCTGTGAAGCAGTTTCCTTGACTCAGACCATACACCATTTGCATCCCTGAATGCTTCAAACGTAGGTTCCACACCATCTAACAGGTCTTCAAATTTCCTGATAGCAGCGGCATCTTCAACAGACAAAGCACCTATTAGTCCTTCTTCCGTTACTGCGGTATCTCCCGCAATATAATAATCTGAGGCAGAAGTAAAAGGCTTGTCTGGAATTTTCTGACCGGGGCGCAAAGGATTTACTCGTTGAACAGTTCTAGGTGCGCGAACAAATTTCAGCAAGCCCCTGCAATTAGGATGGTATGGGGGAGTGTCCCAACCTTTCGCCCTCAATTGTTCTGAAGTCATTTCCGTTAAATCTTTTACAGCAGCCTTACTTTGCAGTGGAAAAGGCGCAAGAATTTTTAAATCAGTGGGGTCAGTTATTCTTATCTGGGTATCCAGTTTTGCCAGTGCGGGGGCAACCTCAAATCTCTTGCCGTGCATCCTTCTACACACCGGACAAATCCTGCTATCCAATTGTTCATTAACAATATAATGGGTAACTCCCCGTGAAGATGCTTCAGCCACAAAACCATAATTAGCCATTCGTGACATCTGAAGGGATGAAGCAACACTTATCATACTGCCACCAATATTCCCTGCCCCAACATTCAAAGCATTTCTGATATTGATAGGATTGATTTTCTGAACATTGACTAAATCACTTTTGCTAAACTCTTCTTCCTGCTGTTCTTCAAAGGTAAGCCGCGCTTCCAATTTCACAGCCAATTGCAAAAATCGTTTTCGAACTGTGATCATTGCCTGATCTAATTGGATTTGATATTGATTGGTAGCAATAGAAGGCATTTCTAAAGCGTCTGGATTCAAGACAATTTCAAGATCAAGAGTAGTGCCATTAATCAACGCACCCCCAAAAACCATCCCCGTTGTAAGAAGTGTATTTATTGATTTAAGTTTGCCTTGATATAAAAGAGATGTGTTGATGGTATCAACTATCTCAGTAACCTTAGCTAAATCGTGATCTAGAATCGCGGCTTCAATCTGGGGTACAACCCTTCTTTGAATCTTATTCCATTGGGGTAGAACCAATGCTTGAAGGGATGCTTCCAAGTCAAGATAGGCTTCTACTTTGACTACCATTTTTTTAACCTAGCTGATGTGTATGCTTGTTAGTAGAACCTGTTGTTGCTTCCTCACTATCCCACGTATGGGTATGACCTTCTGCTTCAGATGTAACCCCACCCGCTTCAAGAATATGGATGTGATTATTTACACCACCGGGCCCAGTGGAATCACCTGCTTCAGCCTTTTGTTCATCCTTGTCTACACACACACCATTCCGCAAAACTTGACCTTCAGGGCAAGGGGGATGTGCAGCCTTTAGATCAATCTGTGAAACAGCCCCAAGCAATTCAGACATCCCAACATTGTCATGTTCAACTGAGGCATATAATTTATTACTGGTAAGCATGTGAACCATATCTAGTTCAAAAGCATTCAAAACTTTTAGACCATCTGCCAGTGCTTTCAAATCTTTTTGTGGAAGTTCCTTGGTCAGACTTCTTACCTGAAGATCAGAAATTACACCCAGATAAGACAGATCAACTTTGACAACTGGTTCACCTGTACTCACATCAATCTGGTCATCATCCACAAAATCTTCAATATGTGGGTTGCGTACTTGGTCAGCAGAACTTGACCCGCTGAATCTTTCAGCAATCTCATCACCATCTTCATCTTCTAACATTGTCAAGGTAACACTTCCCACCAGATTTAGATTTTCTATCAAATCTTTCTTGGTGATTGCGCCCCCATTCATTGCAGTTCTCAGGGTATCAAGATTTGTTTCAGCATCAGCCACAATCAAGGGTTTTGATCTAATCCGATAAACACCATTGGTCATTTCCTTCATTACCGTATTATTAAACACTTCATCAAACTCCATTCTTTCAGGTTGAAATACCTGAGCTTCAGCTAAAGTATAGGAAGCGAAAACGGAAGCATAGGAATAATCATCAGCCTTGCCGACAAACAAAGGTGGTAATCTGAATGAGGCGCGAACTCTTTGTTCACATCTTGTATCGTAATTTTCAAACATGGAATCCTGTTGCCGATCAGACCCGAAAGATTCTATATCCACTTTCACACCACCACCCTTATCAATGGTTCCTGATGTGCTTTGAATATCTGCAACGAGACCTTTTAATTTATTTCGAGCTTTACCCGCAAGCAGACCTTCCAATTGTTTTCTGGCTTTCTCAGCCATTGCACCACCCGTAATAAATATCATCAACGGGGGAATACCTCCCGCTGCAAAATATTCAAGATTCAATTCTTCAGCAGAACGGGAACCAATAACGGAAGGCAGATTGTTCAACCAACGGGGAACACCATAGGGGGAATTTGCTGCTCTGTGAACAGTCAGGTAAATTATTTCAGAAGCCCTTTCTTCAAATGGTAATCTCAGACCAGTAGCAACAAAAACCCCTGTGGCTTTTGCAAGATCACGATTAGAACCAAATTCCTTGAAATAGATTTTTCTACGATTGACTAATTGCACAAACCTTCTTTCACGAGTCAAGGTTTGAATTTTCATTGCAGTCCCACCACGGATTAAAGTTTTCTGTGTGGGTACAGCATCACCTAATTTCATTAAACGAATAGTTTTAGATTCCAAAGTTCTCATGAAAATAATTTCATCTTTGGGATTTCTGATTACCTCGATACAGGCATACCCCGAAATTTCTAATTGTCTCCGCATCTGCCTACGAAGAGTCACAAAAGAAACAGTGGGGGAAACCTCCATCAAAAATTCTTTGACAGGCTGAAGAGCCTTGGTATCTGTATCAGTTATTTCTTCCCCATCAGTCCTGACAACATCAAAACCTGTTCCATCAATATTAACCTCCATAGCAGAGATACATTGATTCAAAGCATTGTTTTGCTCAACAAGGGAATAGTAAATATCGGGGGAAATCTCTGGTTGTATAATTGAAGTGGTATAGTTGTTTAAAAACGTATCTTCAATATCCAGAGCATTTGAAGTTATCTGGGGTTCCGCTTTTATAATCGCAGTTATATTGGTTTCCAATTTTCGTACATTGGAAGGGGCAGTTTTTTTACGTTTGCGGGTAGCCGCAGTTTTTAATTTGGTAGTCTCAGCCATGCCAAACCCAAAAAAATAATCGGAAGGTAGAAAGTGTATATCCTCCTAACCGATTATTCTATAGTTTCAATGGCAGCACAACCTATTTAACAGCAGCATTACCCCCAAACTAAACCCCAATTAGAAGCACAAACTTTTCCGTAACCAACGGTAGTTGATTTTTCATCAGTCAGTTTCTTCAAACAGAATACGCAATTACCAGTTTTGTGTCCGTAATTGGCAGCAAATCCCGCAGGGTCATTTGAAAGTTCTTTCAACACAGCCCCAACTTCATCAGTTGCACTATGGGTTTTTTCCCAACTTCCAGAAGCGTCAACCCGTCCGTACCAGATATTTTCCCCGAAAGGTTTTCCATCCGTTACATTTATGGTTCCCGGTTTCTTTGCCTTGTCTCCCGCAAGTGACAACATCACAGTTCCACCTGATTTAGTAGTCAGGCTAATCTTCGGGTATTTCAGATTTCCCTTGGCTTTAGTGAACAGTTCGATCACTCCCGAAAAATCCCCAACCCTTTCTTTGGGCATTTCTGGGGCAGGAGAAGAAAAGTTTTTAGTCTGGGCAACTAGACTTCCAACAAAATTCCATTGCTTGTCAGACAGGGAATTGTCATGTTGACCATTCTTAATATATTGGCTCACCAAAGAGTAAGCAGCATCCGCAGCTTTTTCATTGAAGGGGTGAGTGTGAAGCAGCGTTTCTAATTCCACTGCTAAAGATTGTTT